GCAAGATTTAGGCTAAATGTTGCCACGCCTCGTTTGAGTTTGTCAAAGGCGGATTTGGCGGCGTTGATGGCGGTTCTTTCGCTTGCATAAGTGTGGCGGAGTGATTTTATTTGCGCATTATCACTGGTGATTGGCTCTTGTTGCTCAATAGTGTTGTATTTGCGTTTGCTTAATCGTCTGCCTTTCACTGTACCATTTTTCAGCGTTCTGCCTTTCGTCATACGCTGTTTTTTCACTATCTTGGTGTTTTCATCCACCGTGATTTCGCCACGTTTTCCTGTGTCCGTGTCGTGCCAATACGCCCGCACGGCTTTGTAGTTTTCGCTTTCTACAATCGAGAAATTGTAGTTGTCGCCACTTTTGCGGGTGATTTTTCGTAGTGGAATCGGCTTGCCTGTGGCGGTTTTGCCTTGTCCTAATGGCATAAATAATAGCGTGCCATTTTTAACGGTGCACATTGCCCCGTGTTCTTCTGCTAAGCGGCTTAATAGATTAATGTCGCTTTCGTTGGTTTGGTCAATGTGTGCGATAAACGTATTTGCCAGTCTTTTCTCACACTGGCTTTTGAGTTGGTTTTCTTTGGCGATAGTATCAATAATTTCGCCCAACGTTTTTTTATCAAATGAGCGCTCTTTTTGTTCGGAAAATGAGCCTTTTAAATCTGCCGCTCTTGCTCTGATGGTTAATCGGTCTGCCGATCCTGCACCGCCTGAAAATTGCACTTCATCCACTGAATATTGCCCTTTGTCAATCAGTGGTTTGCCTTTCCAACCTAGCGCAACTTGGATTGTGGCATTGCGTGGCGGTAAGGCGAGTTTGCCGTCATGGTCAGATAATTCTAAGTCGAGTGTATCCGCCTCTAAGCCTCGATTATCTGTTAAAGACAAACTAATTAAACGGCTCGAAATCACTTGCGTGATGTCTTGCTGCTTTTTGTCTTTCGTGGTGATCTGCACTTTAAAAGCGGGCGTGCGGTGATTGTCGTTAAGATTTAAATCAAACATTAAAGGCTACTCATTAAACTCTCTGCAATGGCGATTAACATGGGGTCATCGGTGCGTTTTAGGCTCATGCTAAAATCAATCGCACGAGGTGCACCATCGCCAAAAAACTCTGTTCGGGTTTCTTGCACGCTTTCGATCACAAAAAAACCGATAATTTCAAAGGTTGCTCCATCAATAAGCGGAAATGCACCGCCACTGTCTGCCATTAATTCTAGGGCCTTAATGGAAAATCTGCCGCCAGTGATTTCTGGGATTAATCTGCCACTAATCGTCACAGTTTCGCTTTCTTTGCCGGTGAATTGTGTTTTTGGCATTGCCCCGACAATGGCATTGGTTGGATGTCGCCAATTTGATGTGCGGTCTAAACTTTGAAAAGGCACGGTTTGCCGAGTGAACACAAACATGCCTAATGTGGCAAGTGCAAAGTTTTGGAACATTATTTTTCTTCCTTAACTTTGACTGTCATTAATGCCAATAAAACATCAATAAAAATAATCCAACCCCACCCGTTAATGTTGTGGTACATCAAAAATGTGGCGTAACCCGTTACAGTAATGATTAATAAAAAATATAAAAAGAAGATTAGAATTGATTTCA